AGCTTCAACAGCGGAATTAGCTGGCTGTACCCGTATTACGATAGAACGGGGCAGTTGGCGTTTAAGCTGTTTCCCGGCTATGAAATCCTGCCGTTTTGGGCAGATGCGGAACACACGGTGCTTGATGCGGCTATAAGGTTGTATCAGGTAGAAGTGTATTACGCAAGCGAAAAGAAGGTAATCGAAAAGGCCGATGTTTTCAAGCCGGACGGCGTGGCAACGTACATCTTTGAAAACAGTACGCTTACGCCTGATAGCACAAAGCAAAGCTATATAACGCTTACCGATGCCAGCGGCAGCACAGAGGGCTACAATTGGGCGCATTTCCCCTTGATACCCATAAAGTATAACGCGCAGGAAATTCCGCTCATACGCCGCTGTAGGTCGTTACAGGACGCTATCAACCTGATTGAAAGCGACTTTGTAAACAACATGCAGGAAGACGCACGAAATACTGTGCTTGTCCTAAAAAACTACGACGGTCAGGATTTGGGCGAATTCCGCAAGAACCTCAGCACTTACGGCACTGTAAAGGTGCGCACGGTCGAGGGTGTTGACGGCGGTGTTGATAGCCTTGAAATCACGGTAAATGCCGAAAACTATAAAACGATACTTGATCTGCTGAAAAAGTCGCTGATAGAAAATCTACGCAGCTACGATGCAAAAGACGACCGCATGTCAAATTCGCCTAATCAGATGAATATACAGTCGATGTACTCGGACATTGACCTTGATGCGAATGACACAGAGGTTGAATTACAGGCGGCATTTGAAGAAATCCTGTGGTTTGTGAATACCTATCTTGCAAGCAAGGGTCAGGCGGTCGATACCGCCGAGAATGTAGAAGTAATATTTAATCGCGATGTGCTGATTAACGAAACTGAAGCTATCAGCAATTGCGCTGCGTCCGTCGGCATCATATCCGACGATACGATAGTTTCTATGCATCCTTGGGTAAAAGACCCCGCCGCCGAGCTTAAGAAGCTTGAAAAGCAGAAAGAAGAAGCAGACCCCTACAGGGCGGCGTTTGAAATGGCGCGGAATAATCAGAACGCCGATGACGGCGCACCAATGATAGATGAAGAATGATGCATACTGGGCTAACCGCATGCGCATCCTTGAGGACGCGCTATTAGATACCGGCTTTGAATACGTTCAGAACCTTGAATGCCAATACGATAAGGCCATACGCGATATTGAAACAGATATAGCGCACTGGTATCAGCGATTTGCGAAAAACAACGAAATATCGCTGAATGATGCACGGAAGCTGCTTAATTCGCAGGAGCTTAAAGAATTCAAGTGGACTGTCGAAGAATACATCAAATACGGCAAAGAAAACGCCATTAACGGTGCATGGATAAAGCAGCTTGAAAATGCATCGGCTCGTGTTCATATATCGCGGCTGGAAGCTATAAAGCTTCAGTTACAGCAGCAGGCCGAAGCTTTAGCCGCAAAGCAGGCAGAGGCCGTAAAGGGCGTTTCAGAGGGAGTTTACAAATCAAGCTACTATCACACTGCATTTGAACTGCAAAAGGGCGTAGGCGTAGGCTGGACGCTTCATGCGATAGATGAAAATGTGATAGAAAAGGTGTTAGCCCGTCCGTGGACGCTGGACAAGCAGACGTTCAGTGATCGCATATGGGCGAACAAACAGGCGCTTGTGAATACCGTCAACACGCAGATAACGCAAATGGTAATGCGCGGCGCTGCACCTGATAACACTATCAAGGTTATTGCCGACCGTTTCAAGGTATCTAAATCGCAGGCCGGACGGCTGGTGATGACAGAAAGCGCGGCATTCGCCAACGAAGCGCGTAAGGACTGCTTCAAAGACCTTGACGTTGAAAAGTACGTCATTGTCGAAACGCTTGACGGCAAAACATGCAGCCTGTGCGCACAGCTTGACGGCAAGGTATACCCCATGTCCGAATACGCTATAGGCGTGACTGCTCCACCGTTTCACCCGTGGTGCAGGGGCACAACAGCGCCGTACTTTGACGATATGGACGATATCGCCGAACGCTGGGCGCGAGACCCTGAAACGGGAAAGACCTACACCGTGCCGGGCAGCATGACCTATAAGCAGTGGGCGGCAAAGCAAAAAGGGCTTGCAAAAAGCGTTAAACCGCTTGAAAAATCTGCGAAAAGTGGTATAATCAAAACAGTAAACATTGGCCGAAGTGTAGGCGCATCGGCAAAGAATTATCCAGTCAAGCTGGTTGAAAGCAAGCAACATGTTAAACTGGCCGAAGGTCAGCAGATAAAGGGAAAAGTTTTTGCCGGAAAAGGCACCAAAGTTGCCATTAAAGATAGGTTTCGCTTAGAAGCGGACTACAAAATTGCTGCTGACAAATGGCAAAAAGTCAGCGGAAATGCATATATAATTCTAAAAGGCAAAAAGCAAAAAGCAGAATTACATTGGTATGAAGCGGACGGCGAAATTTTCGAGATGAAAGCAAAGAGGTATATAGATGAAAGTTAAATACAAAAGGCGTTCATCGGTATCATTAACTGAAAATAAAATATATGAAGTTCTCAGTGTTGAAAAAGGCTGGTATAGGCTTGTTGACGATACCGATGAAGATTACCTTTTTTCACCCGATGATTTTGAAATCGTAGAAAACTAACCTAAAAATTAATAGAATTAAAGCATCATGCACAATTTGCACGGTGCTTTTTTCATGCCAAAAAGGAGACAGCAGAGTGATAATTAACATCTTAGGCGCCAATTGGGCGATCGTCGAAAGAAGCGAAGCAGATGACGATCGTCTGCACGACTGCGACGGCTATTGCGACTGGACAACGCGTGAGATCGTGGTAGAACGTGAAATACAGGGCAACTTGTACGACATGGAAGCTTACGTTAAAAAGGTCAAACGACACGAGATCGTGCATGCGTTCCTTGCCGAATGCGGCTTGCATGAATGCTCGGGCGAAACCGACGCGTGGGCAATGAATGAAACAATGGTCGATTGGTTTGCCCGGATGGGCGAGCGCATCTATAAAGCGTGGACGGAAGCCGACGCGGTTTAAAAAAGGAGGTAAAAGCAATGGCTACGAAAGCTGAAATAATCCAGTACATCAAAGATTGCGGGCAGGAGATTATTGATAAAGCGCCGGAGCTATACGGCAGCTGTAAATATCCCGAAAACATCAAGATTGAAATCGAGATAACGCCGGATACCGATTATCCGGAAATCAAGGTAATACACAACTTTATTCCTGAAACATTTATGGATAGAGAGTGGCCAGCTATATAACAATTTAATGATCGAAGCAGTCAAGCGTTAATTCGCGAGGCTGCTTTTTTCATACCCATTTTACCGCGTGCCCAGCGGATAACAAGCAGGGCGGCGCTGAATACGAGGACTGGCTCGATAAAAAGGAACGGCGCAGAAAGGACGTAAACATGAAACTGCAATGGTTAAAGGACATCATAGGCGACGTTTACACGGATGATATGGACAATGCGGCGGCGCAGGCTCTCGGCAAGGACTTTGTATCGCGTGCAGACTTCAACGAAAAGGCCGGTAAGGTAAAGGAGCTTGAAGCGACGGTTACACAGCTTAACGGCACAGTAAAAGACCGCGATAAGCAGCTTGAAACGCTGAAAGCATCCACCGGCGACATGGCCGCGCTGAAAGATCAGATAAGCAAGCTACAGCAGGACAACGCTGACGCGGCGAAAGCCCACGCAGCGGAGATAAAGCGCCTGAAAATCGATACTGCCGTTGATATGGCCGTAGCGACCGCAAAGGCGAAAAACGTTAAGGCGGTAAAGGCGCTGCTCGATCTTGATAAAGCAGAGCTTAATGAAGATGGCACAGTCAAAGGGCTGGCCGAGCAGCTTGAGAAGCTTACAACCGCTTCCGATAGCGCGTTTATGTTTGAAACCGAAAAGCAGCAGAAATTTGACGGCTTTAAGCCGGGCGAAAAGGGCGGCGAACCTAACGGCGGCATGACGCTTGAAAGCTTTAGAAAAATGTCGCCGGTCGAACGCTTCAACTTTTCGCAGAAAAACCCCGAAGAATACAAAAAACTATATGGAGGAACTAATTAATGGCACATCAGATTTATGACAATTTTTATCTGTCGAACGAAATCGAAGATCAGTACAATTCGCACCTTGATCTACAGTCGTTCTGCACTGTAGATAACACACTTGAAGGTTCTGCCGGCATGCTGCGTAAAATCAATGTTTACAAAGCAACCGACGGTACTGAAAAGTTGGCTATGGGCGCTGGCAACACCAAAAGCATCGAAGTCAGCTATACTCCGCATGAATACCGTATTCAGCTTGCACAGAACCGTTTCAAGTACTACGACGAGCAGACCATGACCGATCCGCAGCTTGTACCCGTTGGCGCAAAGCACATGGGCACTGACATGTTTAACACCGTCAACAAGGATATTTACGGCGAGTTTGCAAAGGCTACGCAGGTCGCTGTCGTCAGCAAGTTTGACTTTGGCGCTTTTGCAGATGCACAGTCCATCCTTGCGCTTGAGAACCTTGAAGACGTTACTATTTTCGCGTTTGTCTGCCCCTCCGACGTGGCCGAGCTGCGCAAGGAGCTTAAGGACACCTTGCAGTATGTTGAGGCATTCGCTAAAAACGGCTATGTCGGCAGTGTGGCCGGTGTAAACATCTACACCAAGAAAGATGCAACCGCCGGTTCTATCTACATGGCAACTAAGGAAGCTGTAACGCTGTTTAACAAGAAGGGCACGGAGACCGAAACCGAACGCGACCCCAATACCCGTGAAAACAGCATCTATTCTCGTAAGTACTACATTGCAGCGCTTACCGATGAGACTAAGGATGTTAAGATTTTCAAGGGCACTGCAACCGCAGCGTCGGAAACCACCGTTACCAGCGGTA